TCCCGAAGTGGCTTCATGATGCCTACGATCAGGCAAACCAGTCAGCCAAACCAGACCAGTTACCGGTTGTCATCCTTCATGAGGAGCGACAACGTCACCAGAATGATTATGTCCTGATCCGGCTCAAGGACTTTGTGGACTACTTCGGCAAAGGATGAATACCGGAGAATTACTGTCGATCATGACAGCCCGGGTTGCAACACTGGAGAAGATGCCGACCGGGATACCGACGATTACCCAGCAGGATGTCCTTGGTGCAATGGGTATGATCAACCATCCCTGTGCCAGCCTGTTGCTCAGGGTAAAGTATGCACACCAGTTTGATTTCATGGATGATCTGGAGCATTGCATCATGATCTACATCGAGAAATTGTGGCGTGACAATCATTGGCCCCGGTACCGTGGTTCAATGCTGAAGCTGTGCGAGTTTCTGTTGTGGGAGCACATCTGGCCCAGACGCTGTGTGAGCTGTGGTGGGATAGGAGAGAAAACCGTGGAGACCGGCAAGGTCTACCAGTGCGGTAGCTGCAAGGGAACCGGGGTCAGGAAGATTCACGACAAGGACCGTGCCTCAGTATTAGAAATTCCTTATACAACCTTCAGACGAAAGTGGTCACCGATCTATCAGGAGTTGCTGGCGTCAATGGACCGGATCGAGGCGATTGGCCGAGGCGCTCTCAGGAAGCGACTGGAGGTGGAATGCTGAGTAAAAAAGACAGGTTGATGACACATATTGCCATACAGCCTGAGCCGCCCTGTGAGCGGTTCCAGTGTGAGCACGAGGAATCCTGCGGGGCAAAAGGCAAAGCCTGTTCCTCGTTCTCTCTGTACGTCAGGAAAGGTATCGTCACCCGGCCCACAACACCGACACAAAACAAATTCCGGGTGGTGTTCAGGGTCAATGTAAAGTATTGACAAACTGGTCTCTGAGGACCAGCATTATTCCAACGCTGTAAGCTGCGCTTACTGCGTTTACCTTATCAACACTCTCCCTATTCAGGCCCACTCCCCACGGTGGGCCTTTTTTTTATGCTGATACCGAAGAATCCTCGATACGAGAGCAAAAAATATCTGGAATGGGTCAGGCAGCGTCCCTGCATGATCTGTGGACAGAGCGGGGCTGACGCGCATCATATCTGTAATGTCGGCAACCTCTCGGGAATGGGAATGAAAGCTGACGACATCATAACCATGCCACTGTGCCGTACCTGTCATGACAAGATGCACAAAGAACCATCACTCTGGCCGGATCAATGGCGCATGATCGCCCTGACACTGGCCGATGCTGTCAAGGAGGGATTTTTCAAGTGAGTGCTGAAGTAATTGATTTCTGTTCGTATCGTGCAGTCAGGATCATGGGGCAGCTTGAACAAAACATTCACCGGCTCGGGTTCGGAACTGATCTGATCAGGGATCGATTGTTCAACATGGTCTACACCTCGTTGATAAACGGAAAGGATATTGATCCATTCGACATCATGATGAAAGGTAATCGCCTGTACATTGGCCGGCTGGAGGAGCGTTTTTATGCGGTTGATTGATCCAGACGATATTAACGCGCTCAAGACAGCTAAGGCGCTCAAGACCGGAACCAAGCGATTCAAGAAGCTAGGAAAACTGAGCGAGGAATCCTTGGCTGGTATCCAGAAGGCTTACGGTGAACAGGACAGCAGCCAGTTCCCTTACCAGCAGATGACTGTCAACTACGGTTTCGGTTCGGTTGATATTGGTCAACCGAAGCAGGCTTATGAAGCCTACGAGCACATGACTTTCATGGCTGGCGTAAAACAGGGAATGGAGAACAAGCCAGAGAGGGACCTGTCACCCAAGGCGCTCTGGCAAGAGGTGCAGACGCTGGTGAAAGACCCGTTCTCTCCGTTCGGTAGTGCCCGTGATGTTATTTCCGACAACGTAGGCAAACTGCCTGACCTGTACCAGCAGGGAAAAGAGATAGGCCGGTACATGATCACGACACCGGAAGGCAGGAAGCTGGGGCTACAGATCGGCGCAGAAATGTTTGCACCGAACCCGGTGGCCTACACCGAAACATTCAAAGAGAACTGGTCGAAGCTGAAGGAAGCCAAGAGCTTTGAAGAAAAGGTTAGATACTTCGGCAATATGACTGTTGCCGGCCTGTCTACCGCCATGATGACGGGTGGTGCCAGTATCGGGACTTACGGTAGCTGGCAGACCAAGGACAAATCCAAGCTGGTCGGCCTGAAGAAGGCAAAACAGATGAGTGCAGTCCGCGCATCGAAATCCAAGATATTCAAGGAGACCGGGTGGTTCAAGGACCCGAAGGGGAACTGGCGCTACGAGATAAAGGATTACGGACAGCCGCTGGGTGAGCTTCCAGATGGTCCTGAACCTAATTCGATGTCTGCTATGATGGCACAGCTTGGGATACCTGTACCAAGAAGCCCTGCACCAGACGGTGATCCGCTCGGACCCCATATCCCCCTTACCAAGGTACTTCCGAATCACAAGGAACTGTTCAAGGCATATCCTAATCTGGCAAAGAATGAAGTTTACGATCTGTCATTCCGGCAACCTATCGGCACAACGGGTGGATCAGGGTATCGGAAGGATACCGGCAAGCCCGTCATCATGATCAATAAAGCGCATATCGTCATGAATCAGGAGAGCATGAAAAGGCGGCTAAAACTTCCTCCCGATACGCCCATTGATGACCTGATCAAGGAAACGCTGTTCCATGAAATCCAGCACCAGATCGACGCACTGGAAGGAATGCCGACCGGTGGCGGTGTTCAGGAGTTTGCTCAAAAACCGATACTCAAACCGGGAAAGAACCCGGCCCTCAAGAAATACCGTCAGGACTATTTCAAATACTTGGCTGACCGGGACAAGGGAAGGCTCTTGCGTAAACTCAAGAACGATCCTGACTACCGGCGAGAACGAGACAGGCTATACGACATCAGACGACTGAGGAATGCGGCGCTGTCGAGGCTTGATAACATCGAGGACAAGATGGGTATGTCTCGTGGTGAAATTCTTGCCGGCAAGTTGAGCGACAAGAATTTAGCTCGGGATAGTTATATGCGTTACCGCGCAATAAACAGGATGAAAACCGAAGAAGGCAAGAAGCTGATCAGTGAATACCGGAGCCTGTACAAGAAATACCAACACAGGCAGAAGCTGGCAGCCCATTACGAGCACCAGCTCAAGGGAAGGGAAAACGTGATTGCTCGATTTGATCAACAGATTCATGGCAAACCGGAGTTCCCCAAGGAAGCCCTTGAGGACCCGTTCAAGAGCTATTACAGGCTGATGGGGGAAGTCACCGCTCGTGATGTCGGCTACCGGTCTATGGACCCGAGACAACAAGGCAAATTACCGTACTCGACCTACAGAAAGCCTTTCGATGATATTCTTGTAAAACCCCAGCCTCCACAGGTCCGACGAGCAACCAAAGCACTTGGTTACAAACCCTACGAGGAACACGTCAACATTGACTGGGGTGACGTTCTGACACCAACAGAACAGGTTGAAATGAAATTCAAAGGCAGCCTGCCGATGAAAGGTGCAAAAACGAAAGCCTACGCAAGGTTCCTCAATAACAAGCGCCCACGTCCCAAGGCTGCTGAAGTGGTACCACCCAAGGACTGGGTTGATAACCCGAAACAGGGAACACTCTCCTACAACCTAGATGATGTGATTGCCAAGTTTGGTCCTGCTGATGATGTGAAGCAGGCTGGTTTTATCCTGAAAGATGGACGGATGGTGCGTAAGTTTGCTCCTCATTCAAACATTGCTGTTCGAGGTGGTTATGGTGGCAAACCCTACACCGTCAACCCCGGACAACCTTTTCAGGTTGATACCCCTAGCATGAAGGCAATGAAGGCAGAGGGTGCTATTCGTGTTAATTATTCAGCACCCAGAAAGACCCAGTACATCGAAATGCTTGACACCACACCCACACCTCAACAGTTCAAGCAGATGTTCATGCACCCCAAGTCCGAATACATTGTTGATTATGTCTGGACCAAGGCTGATGGATCACTGGATTACGAGATATTCAAGGGCAATCACCGGGAGACACAGGCATTCGTCAAGCGCATGATGGAGCTGCATGGTGACAAGCCCAAGTCTTTCAAGCCGTTCAAGCAACGTGACTACAGCTACAGCATGGAGAGACCATGACACTGAAGGTGGACAGACTGGTACAGGTCCTGAAGATCATCGAGAAAGACCCAAGACGGGCAGCTCACACGATGACTGACGAGGTAGGTTGTTCCGTACCCACAATCAGGAGACTCCTCCGGGCCGCTAGGAAAGAACTGAAGGTGGACGTGCGATGGCATCCCAGTCCATTGGTAGATGATCCCGGCCAGTACAAGATACACAGCTACGGTCTGCTGAACATGGGTGAACAACGCAAGCCTGAGCCATTACCCAAGCATGAGACCGAACCCAGTCCTGTCAATGAACAGGTACATACCCGTAGACGTGGCTGAACATGGGCCTGAACATGGGCATGAGCGGATCATGAACTGCCTGTTCCGGGTCTGGGTTGGGTGCTCACTAACTACACGTCACACCGGTCCAGCAGCGTCTACGCACACGCGAGCCTGCTCAGGCCCCGATCCTGTTCCCCCTGTCCCTACCCACATCCTGTCCTGTTCCGGCCCCTGTAGCGGCTCTGAGGCTGTCTCAGGGGAAGAAACAGGGGTGGGGGTGGGGGGTACCCGTATGGCATGGGGCCTGTTGCTGAATGAGCCTCAGTTCCACACCAGCCGCACATACCACCCCAGCACATGGGCTGGATCAGCACCATGAACGGGACCGGGAACGGGATCAGGAGTGGTGTTTCAGGTGGCAGGGCCGGCACAACCACCGGACTTCCAGCGGCTTGTCGTAATCGTCATGGTGAATCTGGCTGTGGGGGTCGCCGCAATACTCACACGGCTGTTGCTGGAGTTTCCCCCGGCGCTTGTAAACTCTGGCGTAGGAGCGGGCCTTGGCCTTCCTGCGCTGCGAAGGGGTCAGGTCTGATATGCATTCGTTAGGTTCCTAGGTCTCAAATATGCCGAAAAAATCACTTCTGGAAAGCAATCCTTTTCTACTGGATCACGCCAAGTATAGAGATGCTCTTATTGCTAGTGTTTCCAGCTCAACCGCTATTGAGACATCAACTTCTACTGCATCAGTTGCGGTATCTCTAAAAGGTGTCCTTGAGACCCCTAGGAAGAAGCTCAGGCATGGCAGTAGGACGCGGTGCCGGGATGTTTCTTGCCCCGTGACCGGTCATGAAGGGACCCGCAACGGCTACAGAATTTCATGAGCAGGAAGTTACACAAAAACAGGCGAGACCGCAAAGAAAGGGCGGCTCCACGTGGAACAATCATGTCAGAGGCATTTAAGCAGGCCGGATGGAGGACAGATGAAAGCAATGCAGATAATTCTCGGAGAACTGCCAAAGCCAAGGGAAAAGCCAGAGGTCGGCAAGTACACCGCGAAGCAGAGAACGGGGAAAGTGAAACGTTACCAAGGAGGTAAGAAAGATGGGTTCAAGTAAAAGTTACAAGCGTGGTCCGAAGGGAAAGGGTGAGACCGTTCCCGCTGACGGTTCCAAGATGGGCAAGGGCGAGCTGAAGAACCTCGGCAACAACAAGGGCAATTCAGGCATCGACCCGAGTGATCGCGGTTCCAGAAAATACTGATGCCACGTCTGGAGTTTAATCAGGAACAGGCTGACCTGATTCTGGAAGAAATCGCCAAGGGGCGACCCCTGACCAAGATCGTCAGGGAAAACCCCGGTCTGCCCAGTTATTCGACGATACTGAAATGGTTGTCGAATGGTGAGAATCCCGAGTTCGAGATAGCTTATGTCTTGGCGAGGGAACATCAGGCCGACACCCTGACGGATGAAATCATGGAGGATGCAGAGGAGGCCGAGAAACGACTGACCGGGGATCGTTCCGACAATGCCCGGGTACAGGCGGTGAGGCTCCGTATCGACACCAAGAAGTGGGTGGCATCCAAGATGAAGCCGAACAAGTACGGTGACAAGCTCGGTGTCGGGGGTCTTAACGGGGGTCCGCTCGAAGTCTCGATAGTGAACTACGCGAAGAAGGAAGATGAAGAACCGGATAACGATCCCGTATAAGTACGTCCCGAGGGATTATCAGTTACCGCTCTTTAAGGCGTTTGACGAGGGCTACAAGCGGTTCGTGACCGTCTGGCATCGACGTGCCGGCAAGGACAAGTCCTACGTCAACCTCGTTTCCAAGGCGATGATGGAGCGTGTCGGCGTCTATTATTATTTTTTCCCGACCTATGCTCAGGGGAAGAAGATTCTCTGGGACGGGATCGACGGTGCCGGCTTCAAGTTCCTCGATCACTTCCCCAAGGCGCTGATCGACGGTCAGCCCAACTCCACGGAAATGAAACTCAGGTTCAAGAACGGGTCCCTGTTTCAGGTGGTGGGGGCGGATAACATCGACTCCATCGTCGGGACCAACCCGGTCGGGTGCATCTTCTCGGAATATGCCTTGCAGGACCCGAGGGGCTGGGACTTCGTGCGACCGATCCTGCGGGAGAACGGTGGCTGGGCCGCGTTCAACTTCACCCCTCGCGGCAAGAACCACGGCTACAAGCTGTACATGATGGCGAAGGACAACCCGCAATGGTTCACCCAGTTACTCACGGTGGACGATACCCACGTATTGAACGATCAGGATATTGAAGATGAGAGAGCGTCAGGGATGGATGAAGAACTTATCCAGCAGGAATACTACTGTTCGTTCGAGTCCGCCATGCAGGGCGCGTATTACGCAAACCAGATTGTTCAGGCTGAGAAAGAGAACCGGATCGGTGAAGTGCCGTATGACCCGCTGTTGCTTGTTGACACCTACTGGGACCTCGGGATCGGTGACAGCACGTCAATCTGGTTCACCCAGACGCACATGAACCAGATTCGACTTATTGATTACTATGAAACCTCGGGAGAAGGACTGCCTTACTACAAGAAATATCTTGATGGCAAGCCTTACAACTACGGTGCGGCCTATGCACCCCACGACATCGAGGTCAGGGAACTCGGTACCGGTAAATCGCGCCTTGAGATTGCGCGAAGTCTCGGTATCGACTTCCGTATTATTCCAAAACTCAGCATTGATGACGGTATCGAGGCAGCGAGGGCCATCTTCCCGCGTTGCTGGTTCGACAGGAAGAAATGCGAACAGGGGCTTGATGCCCTGTCGAGTTATCGCAAGGAGTGGGACTCGAAACGTAACGAGTTCAAGCAACGTCCCTATCATGACTGGAGTTCGCATGGTGCCGATGCCTTCCGCTATCTCGCGGTGGGACATCGTGACGGTCGAATCCCGGTGCAAAGGGGACGATACAACATGAGAAGGTCCGGTATTAGCCGGCCTCAGAACTGGAAGATTGCATGAGCGATGACCTGATTAACCGAATCGAGCAAAATTACAAGGAATCCCATTCCCATACCCATGACTGGCGCGAGGAAGCGGTGAAATGCTACTCCTACGTGGCCGGTGAACAGTGGGACGAGGAAGAACTGTCCGAACTGGAGGAGAAAGGGCGTCCTCCTGTCGTTTTCAACAAGACAGAAGTCTTTGTCAGCGCGATTGCCGGCCTCGAAGCCCTGAACCGGATGGAAGTGAAGTATCTCCAGCGTGTTCCCGGGCAGGCATCGGCCTACGAGCTGATGAATGCCGCTGTCCAGTACATCAATGACGATACGGATGCTGAAGATCACCATTCCCATGCCTTCAAGGACCTTGTGACGTGCGGGATGGGCTGGTCCGAGACCTACATGAAGTTCGACACCAACCCTGACGGGGATGTCGGCATCCAGCGGCTCGATCCCTTGCAGATGTACTGGGACCCGAGGGCGTCACAACGCTGTCTTTCCGATTCACGGTGGGTGATGCGTATCCGTGACGGGGTCAGCAAGGAAGAAATCGCGGAACGCTGGCCGGAGAAGGTCGATGAAATATCAACCGAGCGCATTGCAGCCGGGACGGAAGAAAAAGGCAGTCCCCATGACGCCACGACAGCATGGAAATACGGCAGCGACCAGTCGAGGGAGACTGGAAGGGACGGTTACCAGCTCATCCAGTACCAGTGGTACGAAAACGAGTATTTTTACCGCGTGGCGACCAACAAGGGCATGATCAATGTTGATGCGGATCGCTGGAACCGGATGAAGGACAGCTATCCTGCGGCTGCCAACGCCAGAGCGGTCAGAATCCCGAAACGGGTCTACAAGCAGGCATATCTCTGCGGCAAGACCGTTCTCGAACAGGGGAATGCGCCGGTCAGCAACGGCTTCACCATGAACTGCATGACCGGGCGCTATGATCGCAACAACAACATCTGGTACGGGGTGGTCCGCTCGTTTATCGACCCGCAGGACTGGACCAACAAGCTATTCAGCCAGATTCTTCACATCATCAACACCAACGCCAAGGGCGGACTGGTGGCGGAGACAGATGCCTTCGAGGACGTGAGACAGGCCGAGGATTCTTGGGCGCAGGTCGATTCCATCACATGGGCCAGTCCCGGCGCGGTGGCAAACGGTCGCCTCATGCCGAAACCGCCGCCCCCCTATCCGCAGGGCATGGACCGGTTGATGCAGGTGGCTATTTCCATGTTCCCGGAAGTCTCTGGCATGAATCTCGAACTGCTTGGCTTGGCTGACAAGGTGCAGCCCGGTGTGCTGGAGGCACAACGGAAACAGGCCGGCATGACCTTGCTCGCGTGGGCATTCGATGCCATGCGTAACTATCGCAAGCAGCATGGTCGCATCCTTGCCGAGTTTATCCGTAACTTCCTGACTGACGGGCGCTTGATCCGCGTGGCGGGACAAGAGCACCAGCAATACCTGCCACTGGTGAAGGACCAGATGGCGATAGAGTATGACCTGATTGTTGATGAAGCTCCGACCAGTCCGAACCAGAAGGAGCGTGTCTTTGCCATTTTCACCCAGCTATTGCCTGTCCTCAAGGATCAGGGGGTCCCGTTCATACCGGAACTTCTCGAATACTCGCCGCTACCACAACCCCTCGTGGAAAAATGGATTGCTGCGATGCGACAGGCTCAACAGAATCCTGCACAGCAACAGTCTCAGCAGTTGCAGATGCAGGGAGTCAAGGCAAAGGTCGAGGAAACGCAATCCAAGACACAACTCAACCGGGCAAAAGCCCAATCAGAAATAAACAAGGCAGGTTAGTATGGACCCTAAAGAAGTCGAAGAACTCGAAAACAAGTCAATGCCGGCTGATCCCCCGGCTGATCCCCCGGCTGATCCCACGGGAGACCCGCCGGCCCCGAAGGACGAGGATACCGTTCCCTATGCGGCACTCAAGAAGGAACGTGAGAAATGGCAACAGCGTATGGACCAGATGGAACAGAAAATGTCCCGCTACGACCAGATCGAGCAGAAGCTGAATGATTATTACCAGTCAATGCAGAGTGACGAGGATGAGTTCGAGATTCCTGATTACGAGATAGATGCTGCTGAACATCTTCGTGCCAGACAGGATATGATCGAGAAACAGCAGCAGCAGGTGTCCACGACACTGAATAGTCTCGAACAGCAACGCCAGTATGCCCAGCAGGTCGCCCAGCTCACCAACCTGATACAGGCTGATGAGAACAAGTTCCTGAAAGAAAAACAGGACTACATGGATGCCCTGAAGTTTGTCCGTGACAAGGAAACGGAACGCATGAAGTTGGCCGGGGTGGACGAGGCACAGGCGATGCAGGCGTTGAGCAGCATGGAACTGCAACTGGCTGCCTCGATGTTGTCCAAGAACGAGAGTCCTGCCGAGTACGTTTACAAGATCGCCCAGTGGTACGGTTACAAACCGTCAGAAGCGAAGTCGGCTGAGGACAAGATCGACCAGCTCGAAAAGGGTCTCTCGGCAGGTTCCATCGGTGGCGCAGGTGTTCCGAAACTGGAGGAACTTGAATCCATGCCGATGAACGAGTTCGATCAGGCAATGAAGGAAATGTTCGGCTAATGGCTTGCAAAGGCAAAAAAGGTAAAAAGAAAAAGGGACGGTAGGGATTGACAAACCCTGTCCCCGGTTCTAATGATAGAACCCTCAAGCCTCGATAGGCTAAGAATATATCGTTCGCGGTCGCCGCGCAGAATCGGGCGTCAAACGGTTTTCGTTTTTCCGTCAAAAAAACGTTTCGTGTCAGACCACGTTAATCGTCTGTCTAAACCAATCGCAACCAACCAACCCCTTGTGATAAGGAGGACAGAAATTTGGCTGTAACAAGTTACGGTGTAAACCATCCTAGCGCAGTCAAGCATTGGTCAAGCGAGGTTTTCAAGGAAGCACTGAAGCGTACCTTCGCCCTGAAGTTCATGGGCAAAAGCTCCAGCTCCTTGTGCCAGATGCGGAACGAAATGAAATCCGTTGGCGACCGAGTGACCGTGCATCTGCGTATGCAGCTTTCAGGCGATGGTGTAGCCGGTGATGGCACTCTTGAAGGTAACGAGGAACAGTTGACCGTTTACACGGACAACGTGTTCATCGACCAGTTGCGCCATGCAGTCCGTTCAGGCGGCAGAATGTCCGAGCAGCGTGTGCCTTTCGAGGTACGTGACGAAGCGAAGGACGGTCTGGCTGACTGGTGGGCGGATCGCATCGACGCATCCTTCATGAACCAGCTTACCGGTAACACAACCGAGGCAGATACCCGTAAAACCGGTATGCAATCGGCTTTGGCCCCTGACTCAAATCATGCCATTGTGCAAGGTAGCTCCAGTACCACGGCGTCATTGAGTGATTCCGCTGGTCACTACTTTACCTTGCAGACCATCGACAAGGCTGTGGAACTCGCAAAGACGGGAACTGTTCCGATCCGTCCCATCCGTATGGGTGGCAAGGAATACTACGTCGCGTTCATCCATCCGTATCAGGAATATGACCTGCGTACCCAGACCGGTACCTTGGGTGATATGTCTTGGGCGGACATCCAGCGCGGCGCAATGGAAGGTGGTCAGGTCACCGGCAACCCGATCTTCACCGGGGCCGCTGGTGTCTACAACAACACCATCATCCACGTTGACAGTCGCATTCCCTCGGGAGCGACCAACACACGGCGAGCAGTATTCTGCGGGGCGCAAGCCGCCAGTATCGCCTTCGGCATGGACAGTGGTCCCAACACCATGACGTGGGTCGAAGAACTGTTCGATTTTGAAAACCAGCTTGGTGTTGCTGCCGGGTGTATCTGGGGTCTGAAGAAAATGCGCTTCAACAGTGCTGACTTCGCCACGATAACCATGTGCAGTTACGCTGCGGCCCATAACTAACAGGAGGAACTGATGTCTACTAGCACTTGCAGTCTGGCAACCAGTACCGCCCCGGTTAAGGGCATCCATGCTGGGGTCAACTCGGTCTACGGTACGGTTACCGTGTCACCGACGCTGACCGCTTCAGATGTCATCAAACTGTGCAAGCTGCCTGACCGTGCAAAGGTCCTTGGCGGCAAGCTCGGGTTGGTGCCGGGTGGTGGCTCGCTTGATCTGAAAGTTGGGTATTTCCGACCGGTCACCTCGACCGACTCCGGTTCGCTCAACGACAACGCCTTCTTGCTCAGTACGTCTGGATCGGCAACAGCCATCTATGACCTGTCTGACTTCGCAGGCTTTGGACTTCAGGTCTCGGCATCCGATGACTGTGTCGTCAAGTATTGGACGATACAGGCGGAGGTTGCTGCCGGTGGTACTCACTCAGCGTCCACGATAATCAAGTTCCGTATTGATTATCTGGTCGAGGATTAAGCGACTGCCATAAGAAGCGCAGAACGGGGCCTTTCGGCCCCGTTCTTTTTTACACTTCATCCTGAAGGATGGTCCCGGACCAGTTGACCCAGCACACCGGGACAATCGTGGTGGCTGTGATCGAACCGTCATCAAGTGAAATCTCGAAGTCATCAGAGACCTTGTACACCTTGAACTTGGCCCGGTTGATCTGCGCGAACCCGGTCCCGTAGTAACTGACTGCTGACTTGATTGCTTCCTTCGCAGTCTTGCCTGACTGTCCGTAAACGTTGGGTCCAATGACCACGTACCATGTTGGTTTCATGCTTCACCCCTTTAACAGTTGTCTTGCGGTTTTGGTTACGCCGAAGTTCTTGGCAGCTTGGCGAAAAATCTTCTTCGCCTTCTTCACCGGGTAGTCGAGTTCCTTGAAGTAACGTTCCTCACTCAATGGAACCTTCCTTACCCTGATGCCGCTGCTATCCATCGGAATGATGGATATGAACTTGCGGCCCGTCTTGGCAACCAGAACGATGTGATTGCCAATGTCCGAGTGGTAACGGACTACTTGCATACTTCACCTCCGGTTAAGTTGAAGTAAACATATTATACCACAAGGTTAAACACGATTTTCAGAAAAGGACCGTAAGTCATTGATGTTGACTCTGTGAAAGTCAGCAAACCACTTTACGTATTATCAGACGAACGGTCATTGCCTAATTTTTAATCAACGCTAGAGAGGACAGGAATGGCGCAGGTAATGAGGTATACCCTTCAGGATGTTCACAAGCTCCAGATGGAGGGGATCAACAACAACGACATACAGAAACTCACCGAGGCGGAAGCCATCTATCACCGGATGCTGAGTCAGGACCCGGACAACTGGGCAATCCTGTTCTTCCTCGGCTCCATTGCCATGTACCGGGACATGATCGGTCTGGCAATCAACCTTTTCAAACGTGCTGCCGAGATCAATCCCAACTCACCGGAAATCTACAACAACTTGGGAACGGCATACCGGCGCGAGCACATGAATGCTGAATCAGAGAAGTACCTGCTGAAGGGACTGGAGTTCAAGGAGGATGCCGACATCTACAACAACCTCGGCACCCTTCACATCAACGAGGGCAGCCCTTCGCAGGGAGAAAAGTATTTCAAGAAGGCACTGGCTCTCAACCCTGCCCATGCACAGGCGCATTGGAATTATGGTCTCTGCCTGCTGGAAATGGAGAAGTGGGGAGAAGGCTTCAAGGAATATGCTTGGGGCGTGACCAGCAAGGATCGCCTGAACAAGAGCTACCAGAACGCTGTCTGGTGGAATGGTGAACCTGATCCAAACGGCACCATCGTCGTTTACGGTGAGCAGGGGATCGGTGACGAGATCATGTTCGCCTCGATGGTCAAAGAGCTGGTGCCGATGTTCAAGCAGGTTGTGCTTGACTGTCATCCACGTCTGATCGGGCTGTTCCAGCGAGCCTTCCCGGAGATCGAATGCTTCCCGACCCGCAAGACCCAGACCAAGATGGACTGGGTAGAAGGTCATTCACGCATCGACTACAAGATCGCCATCGGTAACCTCGGCAAGTTCCTGCGAAAGCAGGAATCGGACTTTCCGAAAGAAGTCTACCTGAAAGCGGATCAACAGCGTGTCGATGAATACAAGGAATGGCTGTCGCTGCTGGGTCCCGGTCCCTACATCGGCCTGAGCTGGGTCGGTGGACACAAGCGCACCCGCAAGGACCTGAGAGCGGTCCTGCTGGAGAACTGGTTGCCCATCTTCGAGGCCAACAAGGGAGCCACCTTCATCAGCCTCCAGTACACCGACCAGTCATGGGAACTGGAACCCCTGCTGAAGGAGCACGGGATCAAGGTCCATCACTTCCCGGAGGTCACGGAAGCGACCAAGTGGGAGGTGTACGAGTACGATGGCAAGCGGTACACGTCCAAGGACGAGGCCAAGTTCGCTGCCGGCAGGGACCATCTTGACGATATTGTCCAGATCAAGGGACCGGCTTTCGACTATGACGAGACCGCAGCACTAGCCAAGGCCATTGATGAAATGAGCGGCTGTGTCATCACCGTCAACACTTCTCTCGTCCACCTGTGCGGTGCCTTGGGTGTGAAAACGTTTGTCATGACTCCCTCTCGTCCTGCATGGCGCTACGGTCTCAAGCGCAGGGACATGGTGTGGTATGGACCGCACGTTACCCAGTATCGCCAGAAGGAGGGTGATGACTGGAAGAAGGTTATTGATCTGATTGCCAAAGAGTCCTCACGTTACCTGAACCAAAACAAGGTGGTACGTATCTATGGCTGAACAATTGATAAGCGAGGAGTACAGGGAACTCAACACCCAGCTCCATGAGGACCGGAAGGACTACGGGACCACGGGTCACCAGTTTGCCGATCTGGTAGGGGGTCTGGCGGCCTCAATGGGAACCGATGACATACTGGATTACGGGGCCGGCAAGCAGACTCTTGCCAACTCCCTGCCCCAGTACCCGATCAAGAGCTATGACCCGGCAATCGAGTACATCAGCAAGCGCCCTGAGCCGGCTGATCTGGTTGTCTGTACCGATGTCATGGAGCACATCGAACCTGACTGTCTCGATGCGGTGCTGGATGACCTGAAGAACCTGACCAAGAAAATCTGCATGGTCACGGTCGCCACCCGTCCTGCGGTCAAGACACTCAAGGACGGTCGCAACGCGCACCTGATCGTCGAGGATTACCGCTGGTGGCTTCCGAAGTTCTGGGAACGTTTCAACATCAACCAGTTCCAGAACATGAACGACATGGAGTTCATGTTGATCATGGAAGTCAGGAAGGGGGAAAAGTGATCCGCATATTCATCGGTTATGATCCTGTCGAGGCAGGAACACTCTACCCTCTCATCCATTCCATCCACCGTCAGGCATCGCAACCGGTATCCATCACGCCGGTCTCTCTGGAGAACCTGAGAGGCATCCTGACAAGGGAACGTGACCCGCTGCAAAGCAATGACTTCTCGTTCTCGCGGTTTCTTGTCCCGTGGATGTGTAATTACGAAGGATGGGCCATCTTCATGGACTGCGACATGATCCTGCGTGACGACATCGCCAAGCTCTGGGCGCTGCGTGACGAGCGATACGCGGTGCAGGTAGTCAAGCACAACCATGTCCCGCCGGAGGACACCAAGTACCTCGGAAACAAGCAGACCAAGTATGACCGGAAGAACTGGTCCAGCGTTATGTTAGTGAACACTAACAAGTGCAAGCACCTGACCCCTGAATATGTAAACCATGCCTCGGGTCTTGGCCTGCACCAGTTCCGGTGGCTGCCTGATCGTGAGATTGGAGAACTGCCGCACCAGTGGAACCACCTTGTCGGCTATGACAAGTACGATCCACGGGCGTCTATTGTTCACTATACAACGGGTGGTCCTTACTTCAGCGAGTACCGGGATTGTGACTATCACACGGACTGGTTCACCGAGAAGTCGAGGTCTGAAATCATTATGCAGACCAGAGACATGAAGAAGGACAAACTCAAACTACTCGACAAGGGATAGCAATGAGCACATACGGAACCATGCAGGACCGGATTGCTGACGAGATCAACAGGACTGACCTGACAACGCAGATACAGTCCGCCATCAAGTCGGCAATCCAGTTCTACAAGACGCATCGTTTCAATTTCAATGAAGGAAAGTCCGTCAGGAATACTGCGGATGGTGACGAGTTCGTCGGGCTTCCGTCTGATTACCTTGAGGTGGATACACTCGGTATCACTGTCAGCAGTCGCTATTACCAGCTCATGCAGAGAACGCATGAATCACTGGACAAGATCACTTGGAGCGACGGTTCGTACAAGGGCTTTCCGATCATGTATGCCATCTATGAACAGAACATCAGGCTCTACCCGATCCCTGATGGAACATACGAACTGAAGATGACCTATCTCCGAAGCCTGTCCGATGTTTCGGCTACCGGTGATACCAGTTCATGGTTTACCGATGGAGAGGAACTGGTCAGGACCCATGCCAAGATAGACTTGCTGGAAAACATAATTCGTGGCCCTGATGCCATGAATGAGGCGGGAAGCCTGCGAATGCGTGAAAACGAAGTCCTGCGGAACATGAGATCAGCCAGTACAAGGAGAAGGGCAACCAACCGGATAACCCCAAGTGGATTCTAGGAGAAATTTATGGCATTTCCAGCGTCGGGAGGTAGCAGGGAACAACTTGCTGATGTACTGAAAGAGGCGCGAGACATTGCTGCGAACATCAAGCGCAGGACGCAAAGCCTCACAACTTCTCTTGCAGCAAGCAATTATTCCGCACGGGGTATCTGCCAGTACATGGATGACCTGAAACGTGCCACTGACCGGCTTGACCAGATCAAGGCTGTTCCCGGCATGGCTGCATACGTTCAGGAACAGTACAGCGATGCGACCATCGACATTGTTGCTGAGTTCAACACCATGCAGGCCACCATTGATGCGGTGACGGACTGGATCAACACCAACATCCCGAAGGATGGAACTGGTTACATTCTGGTGGAGACCATCGTTGATTACCGGATCACCGCGAGAATGCTTTCTCCGGCACAAACGGCTCCACTCGTCGCTGAACTGGAAACACTGTTAGCGACTATCGACTAGGGGCAGTTGAATGGCTGCCCC